TTAATAAAACTCTATACCCGTAATCTTCAATGAGTTCTGGCGCTTCCCTTTAATTCCTTTTACATATTCAAAATGAATGTTTTTGATTGCCATCTTTATGAATTCAGTTTTTAACTCATCTTCCATTAATTCCCAGCCGTTTAGCAATGAATACTTGAAATTTTTAATCTTCTCATAGTTAAAAGTCTTACCCTTATCATTATCCTTGCGCTTTTCATACTCATGTATTTCTTTGTCAATACGACTTATTATTGGAAAAGCTTCATCCTTATCCATCATACCTTCTATAAAAAGTGTTTGACATCTAGCGCGTTCTTTTCGCAACTTTTCAATATCGATGCCGACATCTTCTATTTCTTTAGGTTGGTTTTCGATTTTATATGATGTTAAATCAAATTGTTTTAGATAATTGTAAAATTGTTTTAAAACCTCGCCTTCGTCGATGTTACATGCATTTTTATTTTTAGTATTTTTGCAGTTAGAACAAAAGTATAGTTTAGAATACCAAACTTCTTTATTTTTAGGCGTATGCTTGACTGTGTTTAAAGTCAATTTCTGGTTACAGTTTGGACATAATAGTTTACTTCTGAAAATAGCGTTATGTTTTACGATTGTAGAGTTAGTTTTTTCACTTATCCTTAATTTTATTTCTTCGTATTCTTCTTCACTTATAATAGCTTCGTGGGTGTTTTCGACGAATATGTCACCGAAAACAAGATGACCTCTAGCTACCGGACTCGTTAGAGCATTGCCTATAACTGATCTGTGCCAGTTTTTACCTAAGGGTGCTTTGTATTTAGAGTTGTTCAATTTTATAGTTATTTCTCTTAAACTAGTACCTTTTTTCGCTTCTTCTACTGCAAATCGTAATACTTTTTTATATTCATTAGGCACAAATTTATCGTTTACTCTGTCGTAATAGAAAGGAGGGACAGTTTTAGCTAACCCTTTTCTAGCTGATGCGCGTCGACCCATTGCAGTACGCTCTTGAATTGTAGTACGCTCCCACTCTGCCATAGCACCTACTAATGTTACGAACAAACGTCCCATAGCAGAAGTTGTGTCATATACTTCTGTTGCGCTCCTAAACAACACGTTTTTATTCTCAAACAATTCTAGTATCTCTAGTAAGTCTTTAACACTTCGAGTTAATCGATCTAGTTTATAGACTAAAACCAAATCAAAATTATCTATTTCATTCAACATTTCTTGTAAAGCGGGTCTGTCTTTTTTAGCTCCGGAGTATCCAGCGTCAGTATATACTTTATGAATTTTCCAGTCGTTTATGTCGCTGTAAGCTCTTAATTTTCTTTCTTGTTCTTCGATAGAGTGTCCTTTTTCTTTTTGTTCAAGTGTACTCACTCTAGTATAAATTGCTACTTTCATGTGCTCCCTCCTCAAAATTGGCAAAAAATAATAAGGGTAGGCGGGCTACCCGTGAAAATTGTATAAAAAAAGAGAGAGCGCAGATGCACCCTCTCATGTCGCAAATATTTCAGCGACTTGTCTAATTTGAAGCTTGCCGCAAATATTTCAGCGGCTTGTTTTGTATATATGTAATATACCATCAAAGAGAGTGTAGTTCAAGCGATTTAACTAAGAAATCTAATTTTTATACTATTTTCAATTTTATCTACTGTTTCTTTTGAATATGATATTTCTCCGGCAGGGTCATACCTATTAATTTTCGATATTCTATCCTTGCTGATTGTAGTGATATTTAAAACGTTAGCATAGGTCTTTTTATACTTGAATCGCTCATATCTTTTGCGAACCTTCGAATATTTTTTGAAGTCGTCATTCAGCGATTTGTTTTCATCAAGTAATTTTTGATCGTATGGGTTTTCTGCTTTTGACACCTTTTCAAGATTGTTCATGATTTTTTTAGCTAAATCCTTACCCGTTACGTCCATTTTTTCCAATACTAAAGGTAACAAATCTTCTTCGATATGCACATTGAATTTACTTCTGGAAGATGTAAGTGGAACTACCGTTAATATTGGATTTTTATTTGAATCGTGATTATTAAGTACCATACAAAAATGGTTTCCAGAAAACTCTCTGCCAACATTAACACCTAACTTTACATAAATTATAGTGCCTTTTTTATATCTGGTGTAACTTTTGTTTTCTTTTAACAATCTAACTTCATCCAATAAAAACTCTGAATATTCAAGACACCATGAATTCATATATTTAAATTTGTAAATCTCGCTATTTTGAATCTTTTTAAAATTATTAACTGCTGTTTCTAAAGGTGCGTTCTCTTCCATCCCTCATCCTCCTCACGCCATATAGGCGTTATTAATCAATGTGATGCAATTTAAAAACTCTCAACGGCTCAAATGTAATTGAGTATAATAAAAGGGTACTAGGTACCCCTTGAAATTATTTATCTAAATTATCTACTGCATAACGTGCCTGTTCTTCTGTGAATCCTTCAACACTTGAAGTAAGTTGATTGTAAATGGCATCATTAGACATGTTTTGTGTTTTTGCATAATCTTTAGCTTTTGCTAAAGCGTTCTTTTTATAGTCTGCTTTCAAATTATCAACAGCATATTTAGCGTCAGCTTCTTTAAAACCATCAGCTTCAGATATTAATTGATTATAAATGCCATCTTTAGACATATGCATCACACTAGAATATGTTTTAGCTTTGTTTAAAGCAGATTTTTGCTCACGTGTAGCATTTTTATCAATTTTAGTTTCTGAATTACTATCACTTCCGCCATTATTTACATCGTTTACTAAAGCGCCAGTGCAAGCAGAAATTCCTATTATAATTAATATTAATAAGACTAGACAGCCACCACAGCCAAATAACCAACCTTTTTTGCGCTTTTTCTTCTTTTCCTCATCTTGTTGCTTTTGATACTCTTGAAATTGCTCCCATTGTTGCCTATGTTGTTCTTGTGAGTTCTTTTCTTCCATCGTTCTTTCTCCTTTAATGAATATTATATATTAAAATGCCAATACGACATTTAATAAAATAGTTTTTGACTTGCTACAACTCTGCCTACAATCTTGACCTCGTCATCTTTTCCATACACTTGTGGATAGTGACTAGGATTATTTGACTCAGGAATTAAAATAATTTGATCGTTATTGTAACGTATTCTTTTGACAGTACCGTTGTAACCATTGACTAGTACAACACCTAGTTGACCATTCTCAACAGTCGAATCCTTTTCAACAACTACAACGTCTCCGTCTTGAAAGAGTTTGTCCATACTATCTCCAGACACTTTCAAACCGAACTCTTCTTTATTAGAATTCAAATTTTTAGTAGCAAAGTATATGTAGTCGATTAAATTTTCTTCTGTGTAAATAGGCATTCCTGCAGATATCTGCGATACAACCGGTATCTTTTTAACTGGTAGTGTGTCGAGTTGTACTATTTTGTTAGGTGATTCAACAAGTGATGATTTTTCTACTCCGAAGTATTTGGCTAACATTTCAATTTTGTCTATTCTTGGGTATGTTTTTGCGTTAATCCAATCTGACAAAGTTGTATAACTTATTTTTAAATCTCTAGATAATTTATTTCTATCAACATTGTTTTCTTTCATGAGGCGAGAAATATTTTTTGCCATAATTTCTTTGTTGCCTAACATTATAATTTCAATCCCTTCATCTAATATTACAATATCATTGTACGGCTTAATCGTAAAATATACAAGAGAAAAAATAAAATTACGGTTTAAGTGTTGACATTACGTTTAAACCGTAATATACTTAAGTCAGTTCTTAAGTAAGGAGGTACTACAATGACGCAAATCATCGTTAAAAAAGAACCGGTAACATTAAAGACACTGAGAGCTAAATATGATTTGACTCAAGCTAAAGCTGGCGCTAAAGTTGGTGTGTCTTCTGATGTGTGGCATAACTGGGAGAAAGGGAAAACTTTCCCTAATGTTCCTCAGTTAAAAAAGATAGAAGAAGAATTTGATATATCTTATGATGACATTATTTTTTTGATCAAAAATAACGGTTAAACCGTAATAGGAGGAATGCCAAGTGCAAGCATTACAAAGATTTCAAAATTCGCAATTTGGAGATTTAGAAATTTTAACTATTGAAGGTAAGCAATGGTTTCCGGCAATCAACGTCGCTGAAACATTAGGTTATACAAACCCGAGAAAAGCAATTAGAGACCATGCTAAAGAACGTGGGGTAACGATTCGTTCCGTCATCGATTCACTCGGAAGAAATCAAAATAAAAAGTTCATAGACGAAGGTAACTTATACAGATTAATCTCACGTTCGAAATTACCACAAGCAGAACAATTTGAAGAATGGGTGTTTGATGACGTCTTACCCGCTATTCGCAAACATGGTATCTACGCAACAGACAATGTAATTGAACAAACATTAAAAGATCCAGACTACATCATTACAGTGTTGACTGAGTATAAGAAAGAAAAAGAGCAAAACTTACTTTTACAACAAGAAATTGGAGAGCTAAAACCCAAAGCAGATTATGTTGATGAAATCTTAAAATCAACTGGCACATTAGCCACAACTCAAATCGCGGCAGACTACGGTATATCAGCACAAAAGTTAAACAAACTACTACACGAAGCTAGATTACAACGAAAAGTAAATAAACAGTGGGTGCTTTACTCAGAACACATGGGCAAGAGTTACACAGAATCAGACACTATAGCAATTGTACGCTCTGATGGCAGAGAAGACACAGTTTTACAAACTAGATGGACACAAAAAGGCAGATTGAAAATACATGAAATCATGACTGAATTCGGTTATGAAGCTGATTTAGGGGGAGCGTAAATGACACCAGAACAAAAAGAAAAGCTAAACAATATAGTATTAACACTTTATGCAGTTAAAGAAAACAAAAGTCAAACATACACACACAAAGATACTCTTACTGTGACATATGCAGGCGAGATTGAGCACACTTACGAAGTCGACAGAGAGAAACACCTTGAATCAATGATTGAGTGGGCAATTGACCAAATCGAACAGCACTTTGATTTAGACGAAGAAGAATAACACACAATTGAACAAACAACTTAATAGGAGGAATTATCAATGAACACACTATACAAAACAACCCTCCTCATCACAATGGCAGTTGTGACGTGGAAGGTTGTAAAGATTGAGAAAAACACAAGATTTAAACTTAGAAATTTTGATTATCCAAAAATTAATAATGCTCAGAGCAAATCATTGTTGGATATTGCTAGTCACGATCTAAAAGATATTTAACTGTATTCAAAATTTTCATATCTTGTTGAGCTTTTAAGCTTTCGTATAAAGCTATTGAATAAATAATTTCGTAAGATACGTTTTCAGGAGCATCTTCTTTCAACTTATTTATTCTATCTCTAAAAAAGTCACTGTCACCACCGAATTCTTTTTCGGCTTGATTACTAAGTTCACCAAAGAAATTTTGAAAATCATTAAATTCCATACTTATCACCTCCTTTCACTAGGAGATAACTAAATTATACACGAAAGGAATGGTAGAAGTGCCACCACACATTCAACAAATGTTATACGAAATCCAGTTAAAAGCTGGTATACCTCAAAAATTAATGGAAATGCAAGGTTTGATAAACGATGAAACAACCAAAGAGGAGAAAAAAGAAAATGAGCAACATTTATAAAAGCTACCTAGTAGCAGTACTGTGCTTTACAGTCTTAGCAATTGTACTTATGCCGTTTCTATACTTCACTACTGCATGGTCAATTGCAGGGTTCGCAAGCATAGCGACTTTCATGTACTACAAAGAATGCTTTTTCAAAGAATAAAAAAACTGCTACTTGTTGGAGCAAGTAACAGTATCAAACACTTAAGAAAAAATTCATGTTCAATATAAAACGAAAAACGGAGGAAGTCAAGATGTATTACGAAATAGGCGAAATCATACGCAAAAATATTCATGTTAACGGATTCGATTTTAAGCTATTCATTTTAAAAGGTCATATGGGCATATCAATACAAGTTAAAGATATGAACAACGTACCAATTAAACATGCTTATGTCGTAGATGAGAATGACTTAGATATGGCATCAGACTTATTTAACCAAGCAATAGATGAATGGATTGAAGAGAACACAGACGAACAGGACAGACTAATTAACTTAGTCATGAAATGGTAGGAGGTCGCTATGAAGCAGACTGTAACTTATATCATTCGTCATAGGGATATGCCAATTTATATAACTAACAAACCAACTGATAACAATTCAGATATTAGTTACTCCACAAATAGAAATAGAGCTAGGGAGTTTAACGGTATGGAAGAAGCGAGTATCAATATGGATTATCACAAAGCAATCAAGAAAACAGTGACAGAAACTATTGAGTACGAGGAGGTAGAACATGACTGAGGAAAAACAAGAACCACAAGAAAAAGTAAGCATACTCAAAAAACTAAAGATAAATAATATCGCTGAGAAAAATAAAAGGAAATTCTATAAATTTGCAGTATACGGAAAAATTGGCTCAGGAAAAACCACGTTTGCTACAAGAGATAAAGACGCTTTCGTCATTGACATTAACGAAGGTGGAACAACGGTTACTGACGAAGGATCAGACGTAGAAATCGAGAACTATCAACACTTTGTTTATGTTGTAAATTTTTTACCTCAAATTTTACAGGAGATGAGAGAAAACGGACAAGAAATCAATGTTGTAGTTATTGAAACTATTCAAAAACTTAGAGATATGACATTGAATGATGTGATGAAAAATAAGTCTAAAAAACCAACGTTTAATGATTGGGGAGAAGTTGCTGAACGAATTGTCAGTATGTACAGATTAATAGGAAAACTTCAAGAAGAATACAAATTCCACTTTGTTATTACAGGTCATGAAGGTATCAACAAAGATAAAGATGATGAAGGTATCACTATCAACCCTACTATCACTATTGAAGCGCAAGAACAAATTAAAAAAGCTATTACTTCTCAAAGTGATGTGTTAGCTAGGGCAATGATTGAAGAATTTGATGATAACGGAGAAAAGAAAGCTAGATATATTCTAAACGCTGAACCTTCTAATACGTTTGAAACAAAGATTAGACATTCACCTTCAATAACAATTAACAATAAGAAATTTGCAAATCCTAGCATTACGGACGTAGTAGAAGCAATTAGAAATGGAAACTAAAAATTAATTAAAAGGACGGTATTTAATTATGAAAATCACAGGACAAGCGCAATTTACTAAAGAAACAAATCAAGAAAAGTTTTATAACGGCTCAGCAGGGTTTCAAGCTGGAGAATTCACAGTGAAAGTTAAAAATATTGAATTCAATGATAGAGAAAATAGATATTTCACAATCGTATTTGAAAATGATGAAGGCAAACAATATAAACATAATCAATTTGTACCGCCGTATAAATATGATTTCCAAGAAAAACAATTGATTGAATTAGTTACTCGATTAGGTATTAAGTTAAATCTTCCTAGCTTAGATTTTGATACCAATGATCTTATTGGTAAGTTTTGTCACTTGGTATTGAAATGGAAATTCAATGAAGATGAAGGTAAGTATTTTACGGATTTTTCATTTATTAAACCTTACAAAAAGGGCGATGATGTTGTTAACAAACCTATTCCGAAGACAGATAAGCAAAAAGCTGAAGAAAATAACGGGGCACAACAACAAACATCAATGTCTCAACAAAGCAATCCATTTGAAAGCAGTGGCCAATTTGGATATGACGACCAAGATTTAGCGTTTTAAGGTGTGGTTTAAATGCAATACATTACAAGATACCAGAAAGATAACGACGGTACTTATTCCGTCGTTGCTACTGGTGTTGAACTTGAACAAAGTCACATTGACTTACTAGAAAACGGATATCCACTAAAAGCAGAAGTAGAGGTTCCGGACAATAAAAAACTATCTATAGAACAACGCAAAAAAATATTCGCAATGTGTAGAGATATAGAACTTCACTGGGGCGAACCAGTAGAATCAACTAGAAAATTATTACAAACAGAATTGGAAATTATGAAAGGTTATGAAGAAATCAGTCTGCGCGACTGTTCTATGAAAGTTGCAAGGGAGTTAATAGAACTGATTATAGCGTTTATGTTTCATCATCAAATACCTATGAGTGTAGAAACGAGTAAGTTGTTAAGCGAAGATAAAGCGTTATTATATTGGGCTACAATCAACCGCAACTGTGTAATATGCGGAAAGCCTCACGCAGACCTGGCACATTATGAAGCAGTCGGCAGAGGCATGAACAGAAACAAGATGAATCACTATGACAAACATGTATTAGCGCTATGTCGCGAACATCACAACGAGCAACATGCGATTGGCGTTAAGTCGTTTGATGATAAATATCACTTGCATGACTCGTGGCTAAAAGTTGATGAGAGGCTTAATAAAATGCTGAAAGGAAGAGAATAATGGTTAAATCGATATTTTTACAAGATGGAGAAGAAATTTTTGTTGATGATGAAGATTATGAGAGAGTTAATCAATATATTTGGACAAAATCTTATGTAGATAACGTTAGAAGAATTCACACAAAGACACTCAACGTTAGCTTAAGTGGATTTGTATTAGAAAATGGTTTTCAAAAAATAAAAAATAATGATTTTACCAAAAACAACATCACTTCAATTGGTTATCAACAACGATGGGCAAGGCCTACAAGAAATACTTCGAGTATCTATAAAGGTGTTTATTTAAATCGAAAAACAAAAAAATGGTCTGCTGTAATAAAAATTGATAGCAAATCTAAATATTTAGGTAGTTTTGTTAATGAATGGGAGGCAGCTAAAGCATACAACAGCGCAGTAGATAAATATTGGGACGGACAAGGTTATAAGAATCATAAAAATCAAAATGACTCTATATTTGAATATGAATACAAAACTTACAAAGACCAAAAACGTCGTAGAAGAGGAAAAAGTAAGTTCAAAGGAGTCTATTTAACTCAAAGTGGTTATGTAGCGCAAATAACTTATAAAAGAAAGACATATCATATTGGATGGTCAAAAAATATTTATGAGACTGCTCTCATGTTTAATAAAATTAATTTTTATTTACATGGTTCAGACGTAATCCTTAATGACGTACCTATGACAGATGAACTTAAAGAATTCATATCTAACTGGGAAATACCGGACAAAATAAAAGCGCTGAAAGGAGAAGACAATGGGAGAAGTATCGTGGATAAAACTTAAAGTTGGCATGTTTGATGACAGCAAAATCAAATATATCGAAGCTTTACCTGAAAGAGATACGATCATAACTATTTGGGTTAAGTTGCTAACTTTATCAGGAAAGTACAACGAACAAGGTTACATTATGCTATCTGAAAATTTGCCGTACAACGAAGAAATGTTAGCAAATGAGTTTAGCCGACCTATCAACTCGATAAGGTTAGCAATACAAACTTTTGAGACATTAGGCATGATTGAAAAAGTTAACGGTGTCATAAAAGTGACAAACTGGGAAAAGCACCAAAACATCGAAGGACTCGAGAAAATCAGGGCGCAGAACAGGTTGAGGAAACAAAAGCAACGAGAAAACAACAGAAAATTGCTAAATGGTCACGTGACGTCACGTGACAGTCACGCAACAGAAGAAGATAAAGAATTAGATAAAGAATTAGAAAGAGATAAAGAAAAAGATATAGATAAGAACTTAAGTTCAATTAATAGCGCAACTGACGTTACGCATGAGCAATTTGAGGAATGGTGGAAACTTTACGACAAGAAGAAAGATAAGAAGATGTCTTTTACTAAATTCAAATCATGCTTAAAGAAACATTCTTTTGAACAAATCATGCAAGGCACTCGAGAGTATTTAAAAACTATTACAGACAAACAATATCAAAAGTACCCCAAAACATTCTTAACTAATGAAAGCTATATGAATGATTATAGCGAAGAGATTAAAGAAACTGGCATAGATCAATTGGAACGTATGAAGTACGACGAAAGTTATTGGGATTAGGGGGACATTATGAAACCACTATTCAGCGAAAAGATAAACGAAAGCTTGAAAAAATATCAACCTACTCATGTCGAAAAGGGATTGAAATGTAAGAGGTGTGGCAGTGAATACGACTTATATAAGTTCGCTCCTACTAAAAAACACCCGAATGGTTACGAGTATAAAGATGGTTGCAAGTGTGAAATTTATGAGGAATATAAGCGAAACAAGCAACGGAAGATAAACAACATATTCAATCAATCAAATGTTAATCCGTCATTAAGAGATGCAACGGTTAACAACTATAAGCCACAAAATGAAAAACAAGTAAAAGCTAAACAAACAGCAATAGAGTATGTACAGGGTTTCTCTACAAAAGAACCAAAATCATTAATATTGCAAGGTTCATATGGAACTGGTAAAAGCCACCTAGCATACGCTATCGCAAAAGCAGTTAAAGCTAAAGGGCATACGGTTGCTTTTATGCACATACCAATGTTGATGGATCGTATCAAAGCGACATACAACAAAAATGCAGTAGAGACTACAGACGAGCTAGTCAGATTGCTAAGTGATATTGATTTACTTGTACTAGATGATATGGGTGTAGAAAACACAGAGCACACTTTAAATAAACTTTTCAGCATTGTTGATAACAGAGTAGGTAAAAACAACATCTTTACAACTAACTTTAGTGATAAAGAACTAAATCAAAATATGAACTGGCAACGTATCAATTCAAGAATGAAACACAATGCAAGAAAAGTAAGAGTAATCGGAGACGATTTCAGGGAGCGAGACGCATGGTAACCAAAGAATTTTTGAAAATTAAACTTGAGTGTTCAGATATGTACGCTCAGAAACTCATAGACGAGGCACAGGGCGATGAAAATAAGTTATATGACCTATTTATCCAAAAACTTGCAGAACGTCATACACGCCCCGCTATCGTCGAATATTAAGGAGTGTTAAAAATGCCGAAAGAAAAATATTACTTATACCGAGAAGATGGCACAGAAGATATTAAGGTCATCAAGTATAAAGAGAATGAGAATGAAGTTTATTCGCTCACAGGAGCCCATTTCAGCGACGAAAAGAAAATTATGACTGATAGTGACCTAAAACGATTTAAAGGCGCTCACGGACTTCTATATGAGCAAGAGCTAGGTTTACAAGCAACGATATTTGATATTTAGAGGTGGACGATGAGTAAATACAACGCTAAGAAAGTTGAGTACAAAGGAATTGTATTTGATAGCAAAGTAGAGTGTGAATATTACCAATATTTAGAAAGTAATATGAATGGCACTAACTATGATCGTATCGAAATACAACCGAAATTCGAACTACAACCTAAATTTGGGAAACAAAGACCGATTACGTATATAGCTGATTTCTCTTTGTGGAAGGATGGCAAACTGGTCGAAGTTTTAGATGTTAAAGGTAAGGCGACTGAAGTTGCCAACATCAAAGCGAAGATATTCAGATATCAGTATAGAGATGTGAATTTAACGTGGATATGTAAAGCACCTAAGTACACAGGCAAAACATGGATTACTTACGAGGAATTAATTAAAGCAAGACGAGAACGCAAAAGAGAAATGAAGTGATCTAATGCAACAACAAGCATATATAAACGCAACGATTGATATAAGAATACCTACAGAAGTTGAATATAAGCATTTTGGTGATGTGGATAACGAAAAAGATGCGCTGGCAGATTACTTATATAACAATCCTAACGAAATACTAGAGTATGACAATTTAAAAATTAGAAACGTAAATATAGAGGTGGAATAAATGGCAAGAATTACCAAAGAAACAAAAACTGTAAGCGACGGTTATTCAAGAGAAGACCGAGAAACGACATTGAACTATGATTACGAAAATCAAGAATGGATTGCTTACTCATCGGTACCGACACATATTACTAGAATGACAAAGTTGTACGGCGATGATGTAGAGGTATTGGAACGATTAGAATCTGGGACTGCGGTATTGGTTAGGGCGAAACTACCTAAAAGCGCAATAGGTTTTAGAAAATTAATGTCTGAAGAGCGACGACAAGAATTATCTGAGAGAGCAAAAAGAGCTTTTGGTCATTAGTGCTCGTGAATATAGGGCGAAAAACGACCAAAAAGACACACTAATACTTTTTAGGATAAATAACATCCGGAGAAAAAAACATGAGCTTTAAAAATTTTAACACAGGATAAATACAGAGGTGGAATAAATGAGTATCGTAAAGATTAACGGTAAACCATATAAATTTACCGAACATGAAAATGAATTGATAAAAAAGAATGGTTTAACTCCAGGAATGGTTGCAAAAAGAGTACGAGGTGGCTGGGCGTTGTTAGAAGCCTTACATGCACCTTATGGCATGCGCTTAGCTGAGTATAAAGAAATCGTGTTGTCCAAAATTATGGAACGAGAGAGCAAAGAACGCGCAATGGCTAGGCAACGACGCAAAGAGGCCGAGCTAAGAAGAAAGAAGCCACATTTGTTTAATGTGCCTCAAAAACATTCACGTGATCCGTACTGGTTCGATGTCACTTATAACCAAATGTTCAAGAAGTGGAGTGAAGCATAA